GATGTACAAGGGGCTTTAGTTTTTAAATTTGTGACAAATGATGCAGATTCGCCTGCTATGTTTTTCATAGACTTCCCAGCAGACATCACAGCTAACGGTGGTGATATCACTGTTGTTGTTAATGCAGAAGGAGCTTTGCAAGGAGCAAGTGCATAATTAACTTTTGAGGAGAGTGTACATGGAACTGACTAGGAAACAAACAGTTGAGAGCTTAAAGGAGGTAGGCCACTTCCTCAAAGTTCTTGATCATTTTAAGTATCTGCGTGAAGTGTTTGAGACAGCAGATGGGATGATTGAGGAACAAAGCCACCTTGTGAGTAAGGCATCACAGATACGTGAACGGGCACAAGTTGATGCAAAGGAAGTGATAGATGCGGCTCATACATGGTATGAAACACAAATGAAAGAGTGGGAACCTCGTGTTGCTAGTATTAAAAAAGAATATGAAGGCCGTGAAGCACGATGTGATGAATCACGAGATGAATTAGTTGTAATACGAGAAGCTGTAAGCATAGAACAGGCTGCCCTAGCAGCCGTACAAATGACTCATAAACAAGAGGTTGCTGGATACAATAGAGAAGTTACAAATTTACAAACCCAAATTACTGACCTTAGAAAGACAGCTGCTGCGTTAGTAAGCAAGTTTACATTATTATAAGGAGAAGCCAGTGGCAACCATTACTCCCCAACTTATAACAAACCCACAAGATACAAGAGTAAAAATATTCTTATGGGAAACACTAACTGATTCAGATACAGCAACCCCTGTTGTCGTAGCTGGGTATCAAGATAAATCAGTGCAAGTTTTTGGTACGTTTGGTGGTGCCACAGTTACAATTGAAGGTTCTAATGTTGTAAGTACTCCGACCTATGCAACGTTAGACGATGCCAACGATAATAACCTTGCTTTCACCTCAGCAGGTATCGAAGAGATCACAGCAGCATGTTACCAAATACGCCCTGCTGTGACAGGTGGAACTGCTGAAGACATCGATGTGTATTTATATATAGAAACGTAACCCAAGCACCGGAGAATCGCTACCTTTGCCGCTTGCCCAGTATAACTAATCACACCTTTGGGGGATAACTTATGTGTCCACCTGGGGGAACATGAGGCCAAAGTTGTTACAACTCGTACAGGTCGAATGGATAGATGCAGCAAGCACAGATATTGGGTGGACAAACTTTGATGACCTAACAGCCACAACAGAGCCTATGCTCTCGGTTGGATGGATCATTCGATATGACGACAAAGTGATTAGCCTTGTACAGAATATGTATAAAGAAGAACAAGATCGACATTACTCTCATTTAATTAACATTCCAGTCTCATCAGTTGTTGAGATTCAGATACTTGAACAGTCTGTAAAAGTCACTCATGCGATACACACCACGTCCTTATCAGCTTGAATTTTTGAATGCTATGGAAAAAGAGGGTAAGCGTTTTGCTACTCTTGTTTGGCATAGGAGAGCTGGAAAAGATCTTACAGCGTTAGCACTTCTTGTTAAACGTGCTTTAAAAGAAGTAGGAATATATTATTATGTCTTTCCTTCTTTAAAACAAGCTAGAAAAATTATATGGGATGGAAAAACTGGTAAGGAAACAAATGGGATCAAATTTCTTGATTTAATGATTGATAAGAGGTGGTTGTGGCCTAATCCAGATAAGGGCACGAACGACACCGAAATGAAGATTCGGTTACGCCACCCAGATAATCCAAACAAAGAAGGTAGTATTATTCAGCTTGTTGGAACTAAGGGTGACGAAGCAGATAGCATTGTTGGTACAGGGCCTATAGGGTTTCTGTTTAGTGAGTATTCTTTACAGTCTCCAATCGTTTGGGAAGTCATGTCTCCTATTATTGCTGAAAATGGGGGTTGGGCGGTCTTTGTATATACTCCCAGAGGGCATAACCATGGAGAAGATCTTTTTAAAAATGCTGAAAAGCATCCAGATTGGTATACATCAATTCTTACTGTTGAGGACACAAAACGAAACAATGGACAACCAGTTATTACCCAAGAAACTATTGAAGATGAACGCCAAATGGGTAAACGCGAGGAGTTCATCCAGCGGGAATACTATTGTTCCTTTGAGGGTGCAGCTGACGGAGCTGTGTATGGAGAAGAATTCCAGTTTGCCTATGATGACAACAGGGTCGTGGAAGGCCTTTATGATCCAACTTTAGAGGTAACTACAGCTTGGGACATTGGACGAGATATGACGGCAGTAGGGTTCTTTCAACAAAAGGATAATTTAACCTATGTCATTGATTACATTCAGCACCCCAATAAATCATTGGACTATTTTGCACGCCTACTTAATACAAAAGCTATCCAAATGGGTTACAGGTATAGTGGACATGTATTTCCTCATGATCTCAAAGTGCATGAGTACTCGACTGGGCAAAGTCGTTATCGTCACGCTGTGTCTCTAGGACTGACACCGATAAATATGGCTCCTAAGCTGGATCTAGATAGTGGTATTGATGCTGTACGAAGACAGTTTAAGTTTATGGAATTTGATAAAACAAAATGTGCCAAGTTACTCCATTCGATTTCTAGTTATGTAAGCGAATCAGACGACGAGACAATGGAGATCATGGCAAATAGAGTTGGTCCAAAGTGGGCAACACATGGCTGTGATATGTTAAGAACATATTTTACAGCCCCAAAAATGCTCCCAACCAACAAAATTAATAACCTTCCAAAAGAGGTACGAAACGATTATGATCCGTTTACCACGGGAGGAGATCCTAGAGAAAGCTGGGGTGACACTCGACCAGCAGGCAGACCTATTCAAGACAGCATACCAGAGACTGGTTTCCCTGATCTCAGCCAAAAAGACGATTACTTTTCAGTATCAGGGTAAACAAGGAGATAGTTTTGATGTTGATGACTCTATGATTCAACTCAAAGCTGCGCAGGAGATATTTAACTTCCTTGGAGTCTATGCTGTACGAGTGACACCACTAAGAATAAGTGAACCCTTATCAGGAGATATGCCAGATGCAGAAGAACATTTCGCTTGGGAATCAAATACAGGAGCAGTACCGCTTAGCTTACAAGATCAAAACCAACCAGACAACCATACAGGATGTTAATGCTGATGATAAAGCAGCTGTCAGTCGTATGGTCGATGAATTAACCTTTGATGAACTACAGGTGGGTGGATGGGGTTTTCAAAACGTACTGGCATCGTAGTCCGACACTTACTGAAGGAAGAACTTCCCCTTATCCTAGAGTATGGGGCTGAAGTCTACGAGGAAGTCTATGGAGGACACGGGGAAACCTTTAATCCAGAGTTCTTCCAGCAGTACTGGGAAAAGCTCTATGATGCTAATGTAGCTCAAATTTGGGTAGCACAAGAACCTAACGGAGAATTTCAAGCCTACTTTGGTGGTGTACATGGTGAAAATATCTTTACAGGAGCATATGAGTTTATTGGAGTATTTACTGTAGTTAAAGATAAATATCGTGGAACTGGTGTGTTGTATACATTATATGACAAAGTGTTCCAAGATTTAAACCAACGTGTAGGTAGAACAACTTTTACCACACGAATACCAGCCTTAAAACATGTACTACAAAAATATGGCTTTAATGTGTATGGGGAAACGTTACGGAAGGAGTTAGGATAATGAGTACAACAGCAGTCATAGCAGCCGTAGCAGCTTCTCTTTTTACTGCTGTGGCAACAAAGGTATTAACACCAAAACCGCCTAAACCTCCAGGTGCTCCAACAGTCCCAACAGAAGACAACCAACGAGCAGAACTTGATGCTGCTGAACAAGTAGAACGTGATAAACGGAGACAACGTGGAGCTCAAAATATATTTGCAGGTGCCAACCAAGGCCCACTCGTCGCTGGCACACAGCAACAAAGGACTGTGTTAAATGGCTGAACAGGATGAAACAAACAAAATCTTAGCACGGGATCTGCTCAAACGGGATAGTCAGATGATGGGCAGACAAGCAAACTGGCGTAACGCATGGCAGGACCTCGCGACATACCTTATCCCAAACGCTAAGGACATTACGACAGAACGACAACTAGGCGGACGTATTAAGAATCGTGAGGTCTATGATTCGACAGCTATTGAAGCTGCCAGTCGTCTTGCCAGTTCCATCACAGGAATCATTACCTCACCAGCCTCACAAT